CTACGCTGGGGTGGCGACTGGAATCAGAACTGGTTTGTAGATGATAATAAATTTGATGATTTTCCACATTTTGAAATAAGGGAGTAAATTATGGCAGATAAAAAAGAAAAAAAGTATATCAAAGATGCAACTAAAGCTTCAAAGGGTATAGAGCACAAGGTAAAATCCAAAACAGCAAAATTCTCAAAACTTGACCCAAAGGTTTTGAAAGAGTATTCTAAAGTTGCTAAAAAGGCAGCGAAAAAGGCAGCGAAAAAGGGAGCAAAGAAGGGAATTGCTAAAAAAGTTATTAGCAAGTTGGGATGGCCAGGTAAAGTAGCAATTGGAGCTTGGACTGCTTATGATATAGCTAAAGATATGAGTGCAAAGAAATCTAAAGGAGGAAAGGGTAAATCTTGTAAAGTTGGTTCATATATGAATAAAAAAGGGGTTTGTGTTAGTGAGAGAAGGGCAAAAAAATAAATAAATGGCAAACGAAACATTAATTGATTCAGTTTCAGATACAAAAAAAAGAACACTAAAGGATATTGTTGACCCATATCTTCCTAGAAAAAAGCATATTTTACCAGTTATTGAAGCAATTACTGGGATAACGGATGCAGGGAAGAGAGGAAGAGAACCAAATCTTTTAGACTTAGCTCTTGCAGCTCCTTTAATAGGAGGTTCTTTGAAGGGAGCAAAGGGTATTTACCAAGCTTGGGCAGCTGCCGTAAGAAAAGCTGGTTTTAGCAATGCAGATAGTGCAATATTAACAGCCTCTCAAGTTTTGCAAAGTAAGACTTCAGTTGATTTTGTTAAATGGTTAAAAGAGCATAGTAAAAAATTCTTTGGTAGTAGTATTAAAGTTGAAAGTCTCACAACTGGAGCGAAAGGAGCTTCTCAGTCATTAAGGCGTGGAAGGAAATTAACTGAAAGACAGAAAAATCTTAATGCAGCGGATGAAGCTATGCAAAACAGACAGAGAGAGAGGATGGGTGAGAGAGTTGGCTCAGATTACTATACAAAATATAAACCTAAAAAATAAATGGCAAGACTAACAAATAAGAAAAGAGCACAGGTAAATAAACAACTTTGGGAAAAGGCTAATAATGCCCATAGGCAAAGATGGCAATTCCTTAGTCAGAAAGGACATGATTTTTATCTTAATGAGCAGTTATCAAAGGATGAAAAGGATGCATTAGAAGAATCAGGGATGCCTACATTTATTGTTAATAGAGTAACTCCTATTGTAGAGATAATGAAATACTTTGTTACTGCTAATAGTCCAAAATGGAAAGCGGTTGGGGCTACTGGTGATGATGTTGACGTTGCTCAAGTACATTCTGAAATAGCAGATTATTGTTGGTACTTATCTAATGGTAAGTCTTTATATAGTCAGGTAGTCCTTGATAGTCTTACTAAAGGTATTGGATACTTCTTAGTAGATGTTGATAAGGATTTAGATAGAGGACTAGGAGAAGTAAGATTTAATAGAGTAGACCCATATGATGTATATGTAGACCCTGCTAGTAGAGATTTCTTATTCAAAGATGCTAATTTTATCATTATTAGAAAGAATATTGCAAGAACTAGATTAATAAATATGCTCCCTGAACATGAAGCTAAGATTAAAAAGGTATCAAGAAGTTCAGAAATAGTATCATATACAACTAGAGATACTGATTTATCTGGTAATATACAGCCAGAAGATGTAACAATGGGAGTGAATTTAGATGCAGAAGATGATGATATAATACCATATTACGAAACATATCATAAAAAGAAATTCCCTTATTATAATGTTTATCTGAGAGTATTAAAAACTCCCGCTGAGATGGATGTTATAAAAGAAGGAATTGCTGAGGAGTTAGAAAACTTCCAAAAAGAAGTGCAAGTTTCGTTAATGGAGAAAGAATTACAGATTCAGCAGGCGGTAGAAGCAGGTGAGATAATCCCTGAAAGAGCTCAATTAGAGATTGAAAAGTCTAGAAAACAATCTCAGGAAGCCATTGAAGAAATGCAAATGAATCTAAGGGCTAAGTTGCAGGAAGAATCATATATTGTTGTGCAGCAGATAATGTCTGAATCAGATTACAAAATATTAAATAGCAATAAAGAATCTGCAAAGAATATAGTTGATGCAGTAAAATTTTATGAAAATAGGATAATTCAAACTTGTACAGTAGGTGATGATGTATTCTTATATGAATATACATTACCAATTTCTGAATATCCTATTGTTCCAATACCATATACTTATACTGGCACACCATATCCAATGAGTGCAGTTACTCCTCTTGTAGGTAAGCAGCAAGAGATTAATAAAGCTCATCAGATTATGTTACATAATGCTAATTTAGCATCTAATCTGAGATGGATGTATGAGGAAGGTTCTGTACCAGAAGAGGAATGGGAGCAATATTCTTCAGCCCCTGGCGCCTTGTTGAAGTATAGGCAGGGTTTTACCCCACCTACCCCCGTTTTACCTGCTCCCATAAATAATGCGTTTTATACTATTACTCAAGAAGGGAAAGCAGATGCTGAGTATATAAGTGGTGTACCATCTGCTATGATGGGATTTACTCAAGACCAATCTGAAACTTATAGAGGGTTATTAGCTAATGATGAGTTTGGTACTAGAAGATTAAAAGCATGGATGGGGAGTATTACAGAACCATGCTTAGAACATTTAGGGAGAATATTCCAACAAGTATCACAAAAACATTATACTATTGAGAAGGTCTTTAGAATAGTACAACCTGAAGCAGGTCAAACTCCACAGGAACAAGAGAAGGAAGTAAGAATTAATATTCCTATTTACAATGATTATGGAGAAGCAATACAGAAATTTAAAGACTATGCATCTGCAAGATTCGATATTAGAATAGTTGCAGGAGCTACAATGCCAGTTAATAGATGGGCATTATTAGAAGAATATTTCAAATGGTTTCAAGCTGGATTAATTGATGATATAGCAATGGTTGCTGAAACAGATATTAGAAATAAGAAACAATTATTAGAAAGAAAGTCCATGTATTCTCAATTACAAGGACAAGTCCAACAGATGGAAGAGGCCGTGAAAGATAAAACAGGAACTATTGAAACATTAGAAAGACAATTAGTGCAAGCAGGTATTAAAATGAAAGTAGGTCAAGCTTCTAATGAGATTAGAAAAGATGTTCTTGAAACAGAATCACAGCAAAAACTGTTAAGAGGAATGCTAAAGAACGAATTTGAGAAGATGAAAATCGAGATGAAAGCCGATTTTGAAGCATCTAAAGAGGCAAGTAAATCTGAAAAATAAAATTTGGCTTTAATCGCCAACAAGTTTTAAATTACAATAATAAACCTTAAAGGAGCATTTTAAATATGAGTCAAGAACAAGTAGGTAACGCCGTTGAGGCCCCCGAAAGTACAGGCACTCCTTCCTTTGGCGCTGACGAGAATTTCTTTGAAGCTCTCGACCAGAGTGTCAATGGTGGAATACTAGATGAACAGACACAATCAACCTCGGAAAATTTTGACGTTAACCCGTCTGCGAGCCCCAGTGAAGTTCAGCACAATGTATCTGAGGATATAGATACATTAAAAAAGAGGTATGGTGATTCAAGTAGAGAAGCTAAGAAGCTTAATGGACAATTAAAGGAAATTGAGCCTTATATGCCTATACTTGATGCCATGCGAGAAGACCCTAATCTAATTACTCATGTGAGGAATTATTTTGAGGGTGGAGGTCAGACTCCCCAGAATATGGCTCAAAAATTGAATCTTCCTGAAGATTTTGAATTTGAGTCCGATGAAGCTTTTAAAGACCCTGAGTCTGATTCTGCAAAGCTAATGGGTGCTACGATTGATGGAATAGTACAGCGTAGACTAAATGGTGCCTTGCAGGGTCAACGTGCTGAAAACAGCAAATTGGCAAAGGAAACCTCATTCAAACAGAAGCATGATATGTCTGATGAAGAATGGGAAGACTTTGTAGAATTTGCTAAATCTAAATCACTAGAGCTTGATGATATATATTATCTAAAGAACAGACAGAATAGGGATGGACAAATAGCTGATACGACTCGAAAAGAAATGCAGGATAAAATGAGAGATGTTCAACAACAACCTGGTTCACTTGCAACTGCAGGTGGCCAACAAGTTGAAACTTCTCCTGATGATTCGATTTTTAATTCTATATTAGGGACTGACCAGAAACTGGACAATCTGGCGCTAGACTGGGGACTTCGCTTGATACTGGTGTTCTTAGACGTAAGTATAATTTTGGAGACAGAGTTTCCGAATTAAATATTGCTCAAGACCCATTCTTTAGATTTGTTTCTAAAGTAGCGAAATCTCCAACAGACGACCCTGAGTTTAAATTCACAGAAAGACGACCGTCTTTCCACAAAAGGTATGCATATGTTGTTGCACAAGGAACAACTGCTCGAAGTGGTGCAGATAACGAAGCTACTGCAGAGGCTGCTAATTTAGCAGTTAATCGTACTTATCATTTACTGATGGGAACTGATTATCTTAGTTCTGGTAATATAGGACTTGTTTACGGACAAGCCAACACCTCTATTGAGGTTGGCAATGCTGGGACAAAGCCTTCATTCTTTTTACCAGGTCAGGTAATCAAAGTTAACATGACAGACGATGCTCTTGCTACTACTGATACGACAACTAGTGCTGAAGACTACTTTCTTGCGAGAGTAGAAGTAGTAACAGATGTTGGTAATTACGTTAATCTTGAAACGACTATTGTTCGCACAATGGCTGACCAGGGAAAATTGGAAGTTTGTTCTTATTATGGAGCTACTGCTTCTATTGACGACCAAGACCTTTCAGGGAAATCAGTTGCTGCTTATCTAGAACCGAAGCGCTGTTATGTAGTAGGTACATCTCATGCACAAGGTAGTGGATACCCCGAAACATGGAAAGACCAACCTTTCTCAACTGGATACGGAAGAACTCAAATATGGAAGACTTCTATGGCAATGGATAACACAACTCGTGCTACCGTGCTAAAGTATGAACCTAATGAGTTTGCACGTGTATGGAAAGAAAAGCTGGTTGAGCATAAATGGGATATTGAACAAAGTATTATGTTTGGTTCTCAAGCTCAGGTAGATAATGAGTGGTATACTCAAGGAGCTGTTGACTTCATTTCAAGTTATGGTAATACGTTTAGTCTCTCTCATGCGACAAAAACACAAGACGATTTCTTGGACGATATGAGTAGTTTCCTAGACCCACGATACAATAATGCAAATGCAACATTGTTTTTTGTGGATACTGCAACTTATAATTGGTTGCATAAGTTAAGTGGATACTTTATGAATAATCTTGAAATATCCCCCAACTTACGTTCTGAGATGGCTCTTACTGGTAAAAAGAAGGTCTTTGGTGTAGATATTGCAACAATTTCAACTCCTTATGGAGATATGAATGTTGCTCGTAATATCCACCTTGACGGTTCTTCAATTAAAATACTTGCTGTTAACATGAAATATTGCAAATACCGACCATTGGTTGGTAATGGATTAAATCGTGATACATCAGTATACGTTGGAGTTCAGACCTTAGAAAATAGTGGCGTTGACCGCAGGGTTGACTTAATTCAAACAGAAGCGGGGATGGAATGGCAAATGCCTGAAGCTCACGCTTACTGGGCATAAGGAGGTATAAAAATGGCTAATCCTCTATATGGACAAAATAAAGCTGATAACTTATTGGATGTAATATCAAAAGATAGAAAGTCTTATCACTTTGGTGCTCCTCCTATAGTTATTGACGCTGATTCAACAGTTGCAGATGGTGTTGATAGTAATATCATAGAGCATCTTTATGGTGATGGTCTTCATTTATCGGTGTCTAATACTGGTACTCAAACTATAATAATCCCTGCAGCTAATACTGCTGGAATGGATTATGGTTATGACCAAACTGACAACGAGGGAGTTCAATGGGTCATGAGTCAAAATACTCATAAAGGAACTCTTGACGGAGATTCTATTGACAGATTTACTGCAGGTGAATCAGCAGCATTTTTTGCTGAATTAACGCTAACTGTAGGTGATGTTTCTGGAACAGATGACTGTGCTTTTGGATTCCGTAAGGTAGAAGCATTTCAAGCTGCTATTGACAACTATGATGAAATGGCTGCATTAAATTTAATTTCAGGTTCAGTTTATTCTGAGACTATTTTAAATGGTGGTGCCACTTCAACATCTGCAGCTTTAGAAACTGTTGCTAATGCTACATCTGTTAAACTTGGTGTATTTGTTGCTCAAAATGGAGCAGTTACTATTGAAATAAATGGTGCTGCAGAAACTGACCCTAGCTTTACATTTGATAAAGGAGAAGTAGTTACACCATTCTTCTATTTGTTAAATGCTAGTGATTTAGCAGATACAGTAGTTCTTGAAAAACTGGTAGTTGGAAGGCAGTAAGGAGTTAACTAATGGCTAATGGGAAAATAGGTAGTCATCCTTCACATGGATATTCTCTTGTGGAATCAATAGATACTACTGCTAAGGTATTAACCCCTCGTGATTCTGGGAAGATATTTATGTGTGACCAGAATGCAGTCTCAGACGTAGCTTGTTGGTTACCGCAATTAGATACTCAGATTGCTGGGTGGCATGCTAAGTTTGTGATGCGTACAGTATCTTCAAAGGACTTTGCTATTGTAGCTTATGGTAGTCAGCCTGGAGGTTCAACTGCTGGTGACTCAGATACAATAGTATACCTTGAAGAAGCTGATGCCAATACAACTGTAGATGGAGCTGATGCAATAGAGTTTACCGAAAGTGCATCAACAGCTGGTGACTGGTGTGAAATATTTACTGATGGTAGTAAATGGTATGCACACGTTCACTCATCTGCTGACGCAGGAGTAGCTGGCGCAGGTTAATGAATAATCTGAAATTTGAGAGGTAATAACTCAATATAAGGAATGGTGTGGGGAGGCTCGATACCTCCCTGCTCCACATAAAATATGGCAACAACAAACATAGAATTAGACATTGAAAATATAACTGGCGTTTCAGATGCAAATGCTCAGTTTCTTATCTCTGCCCAGAAGTCTGTAGTTGCTAGTATACCAAAGAATTTATTAAAGTGGGCATCTACTTTTACAATTCCAGGCAATCATGGTGGGAATACTTCAGATGGAGTAACGATAACAATGCCTACTGGAACTGATAGTGTATTAGATGTATCAAGAAATGGATTTAGTGCATCTGAAGTTCCATATGCTATGAAAGGATTTATAGCAAATACTGCAAGTTTGCATTTAGCAACAAATACATATCCAAAGTATTATCTTGACGATACAAATACTAATGAAGGTTCAAAAGTTATAGTTAAACCTATTCCAACTGATTCAGAAACTGTTAGAGTTTTATATGTAGATTTTACTAAAATAGATGATGATTGTGATTTAAGAAATGCAGTTGTGTATCATGCGTGCTCTAAAGAGTTTACTAAACTTGCAATATATACTGCTCCTACTGTGGGGGGCACAGCAGATGAACTAACTGATATTACACAATTAGATGTAGAAGATGAAGTTGATGACTTTGATGGAAATTCAATTGAAGTAGACCAATGGTTTGCTACTGCCGCTCATTTTATAGAAGATGAAGAAGACAGTGAAATAGCTTCAGCCCAAATGCAAAAGATTTCCACTTATATACAAGCTTATGGAGCTGAATTGCAAAGGGTTAATGCAAAAGCTGCTCATTATTTACAGTTAACAGATAAATATTATCAGTTAGCACAAATGGAAGTACAGCAATATATTCAAAATAATAGTAAGATGTTGGATAAGGCTCTTGCTATGCAGGCATCACAACAGAAAAGGGATTAATAAATGACGGTATTAGAAGCAATGGAAAGGGTTGGGTTAAAAGAGACTACTCTTACAATAGCATGGATAAAGGATGCAATTCATCATATACAATCCAATAGTAAAGATAAGTTAAAGGTAACTAAACAGGACATTATCAAGGCAGTAGACAGCGATGATAATAAATACTTATTACCTGCTGATATGATTGCAGTTGATTCAATAAGCGTTAAAGATACAAGTGATAGTAAATATAAAAGAATTAGAAGACTTAATACACAACCTTATTATTTATTGGAAGATACTGCACCATGAGTAGCAATGTAGAAAGAGAATGGTTTTACTACCTTAAAGGTAGACATATACTTTTATACCAGTTATTATCTGGTTCAAGTAGTGAAAGGATAACTCAATCAGGTGTAATCAGGACTCGTGAAAAGGAGTTAATGTATCCCAATGAGGATATTGCAGATGGATTAAGAATTGAATATACTGCTCTTAATGAACCATTTGTATCTGAATCATTGGAGACTACAACTGCTACTGCTTCTGGAACTGATATAAGTTTTGCACTTTCAGGAACAAGAATAACCACAGATAATACTAATAATTTTTGGGATACTACAAGTGGATTTGTAGCAGGTGATAAAATTAGAGTACAAGGCTCAGCTAGTAATGATGCTGATTATACTATTGATAGTTTTAGTGGAGGTGGTAATTCTAATATGGTTGTTTCTGGTTCTACATTAACAGATGAAAATACTGGTGAGAGAGTAACAGTTACTCAGATTCCTAAAGAAGCTACATCTCCAGATGAGACATCACATATAAATCTTAATAAGATGTTATCTCTTGCAGTTGTTGATTATTTAAAGGCGATGGTGTATGAACAAGCTGGGCAAATGGATTTAAAAGAATATTATATGAAAGAATTTTATGGTAAATTAGGCGATAATGAAAGCAATAAGAGAAAGATTTCAATGTCTTTCCCTGCTGGAGTTTACGCAGTAAGATAACAAATAACCAAGATGCCCATGAGAGTTGTCAAGCTCGGTAAGGCATAAAGGAGAAACAATATGGCAATAAATAAATACTCAGTAGTAGAATTAGGTAATATAGGATTAGGTCAGTCAGGTTCTGAGTATGAATCAGGAGAGTCAACAATAACACCCCCATCAGGTCAAGTAATAGTTGCTATAACTGCAACAGGAAAAGATGTAGTAATTCATACACTTACACCATCCCCAGCAGATGGAACAATAATGGGAAAGACTTCTACAGCTGCTGAATATAGCGGAGATGCAATCGGTACAATAACTGAAGGTCTTACGATATATGGTAGTTGGTCTGGGCTGAAGATGACTAGTGGGGCCTGTATAGCTTATTTCGGCTAGAAATGTCAATAGGATTGATAAAATCTATCTATGCTGGTTCTGGCTCAGATGTAGT